TGAATGAATTACGCCAAATATTGCAAGAAAAAAACTGGACACAACAACAAGCCGCCACCGCGCTTGGGGTAAGCCAAGCGCGTATTTCTGATTTGGTGCGTGGCAAATGGGAAAAATTCAGCTTAGATATGTTGGTGACCCTAGCAAGCCTTGCTGGCCGTAAAATCAGTTTAATGACTCACGCTTAACATCGAGTAAAACCACCTCCACCAGCCCATCATGCCGAATGCGGCAGTCATGATAAATCGCCGCCCATTCGGTCATGGTTTGCAGCACATCCCCGGCGGCGCCGTCAGTCAGTGGCGGCAACTCTGGCGGGCAGCGCGCCAGCAGGCTGGCTTGCGGCATAACCCTTGGCGGCGGCATTGATGAGCAGGCGCCCAGCAGCAGGCAGGCACTCACGGCTATAGACCATACTATTGGTTTTAATTTCACGGATCACTCCTCGGTCGATAATGCGTTCTGTGATTTTCAGGGCCGCTAGACGCTCTTCTACGGCTGAAGCAATGGCCTCGCTTTTTGCCTGTGTTTTAACTGCCGTGCTGATGGCGGCTTTTTGAGCGACTAATTCCAGCGCATCGTGGCGCCAGCCATTCACCAGCCACCCCGCGCCAAAGCCCAGCGCGGCAGCAATGATCGTGACCCGCATCATGAGGTTTGCTCACATAAGGCACGCTCTGCTGCGCGGCGGCGAACCAGCCCAGGGAGTTTTTCTCCGCCGGCGTAGACCCATCGACTCAGCTCTGCACAAGCGCCCGCTGTATCGCCAGCATTAAGTTTTTTAAGCAGGCTGGAGCGGCAGAACTTCCCTCCCCCGACGTTAAAGGTAAAAGAGGCAAAAGCGCCGCGTTGATTGGCGGTCAGCGGCACGGTGACGCAAGCATCGATCGCTCGGTTGGCCGTGATCAGATCAGCGGTCAACAAGTCTTTACAGGCATCCGAACTTTTCTTTTGCCCCAGCTTGACCTCTGCCCCAGTATGGCCCCAGCAGATGGTTGGAATGCCAACCGGATCCGAATACGCCGCGGTGCGCAGCCCTTCAAAGTGCATCACCACCGGCGTGGCCAGCCCGATGGCCGCTGCCACCGCGGCACTGATGATTTTCTTATTCATCATTCGCTTCCTCCTCTTTATTCCCGCGTTTACGCAGCACGCGCCAGTACTTGAGCGCAAGTAAGCCAATCTGCAATACGAGATAAAGCAAGGTCACCAGCTGGATCAGTTCATCCATGCTCCATGAGCCCACCGCCGAAATACTGAGGGTGAATCCTGTTTTAATGCCGACGCTGCCGATATCGTCTTTCAACATGTTTTGATCCATAAAAAAACCCGCTCGAGGCGGGTGTGGTTTCTTCAATAAAAGGGGCTTTATGCGTGCAAACGGCTTTTTTATGCGGTGATGGAGACCAGTTTTTTAGCGGGCTTTTTCTGCTTCGCGGGTTTTCTGGATTTCTTTAGCTGGGCTTTGCTGATCACCAGCTCAAGGCTGCTGGACCAGCCATGGGCACTAAAATCATGGGTAATCGTATCCACCACCCACTGGCCATCTACCCCCTGCTTCACGCCTGACAGGCTGATTTTACGTTCGGCCACGATATCTGCCCGGCCTGCCAGATCCAGCGTTAAGGTGCCGGTGGAGCGGTTATTGCGCTCTAACGTCCCTTTTGCACTTGCCCCCGCCCGAGCTGCACTCGGCACAGAATGGCGAGCGGCCCGCACAGGCGCAGAAGGATTGTCTTTATCCGGCACAATGATTTCCAGCGTTTTACCGGTCTTTTTGTTATGGCTTTTAACAGCCACGCCGCCCGACTCATTCCGATCTGAAAGGGTATAGCGCCAGCTTTTAATATCGGCCCTGTGTAGCACCAGCAGCGGAATCGCTTTGCCACTCACGCTTTTAGCCTGCCCGCCACGCGGAACGACAAGGAGTTTTCCGGCCTTGACGGAGGCGGTGGCATCGTACTGGCGGGCAATGCGCGTTATAAAGTGAATGTCCGATTCATTCACTTGATCCAGCCGCTCGACCTTGGCCTTCATTGTGCAGACCGGCGTCAGCTTATTACGCTGCGCAATCTCTTTGACCACCTGAGCGAGGCTGACGTTTTCCCATGCATGGCGGCGCACCGCTTTTACCGTGCCAGATAAATCAGCAGGCCGGCCACGCAGGGTGATTTGTTGTGGCGGCCCACTGGATTCCACTTCATCAATCCGATAGCTGCCCAGCGTTGTTAGCCCTGTTTCCTGATAGCCCAGCGAAATCTGCAGCCGTGCACCTCGCGCCGGCAATGCCACTGCGCCATCCCGGTCATCCAGCGAGATCTCCGCTTCATCACTATCCATCCCTGCTTTATCGGTAATGCGGATACTGAGCAGCCGATCCGACAAAAGCGCCGTAATATCACGCCCAATGGCTTGGCCCGCAGCCGTGGCCACAATTTTAAAGATGGGTTGCATGCTCTACTCCCAAAGCGTAATGGTTTCGCGCATCGGCGCAGCTAAATCAGGGAAATAAATCATGACGCCTGAGGGATAGGGTTGTTTAATCGCCGCCAGCCCGTGATTGCGGGCCAGCACCGCTTCGACCGTGCCTTTCACATGGCCGTAAACGGCATAGCACAGGCGATCGAGCAGATCGCCATCACAGGTTCTGATAGTCTTCGCCATAGCGTTTGAACTCCATATTAAAAGTCTGTTTGCGCGGTGCACCATCGGTAAAGAGAAACGCCTGATCCTCTTCAATATGGGTGATGTACCAGCGCCCGAAGGATTGCCCATAGCCCGTTGTTAGCGTGACGGGTTTCAATGTGCTGGCGATCTCACGCAAGGTGTCGAGATGCCCCGTTCCCTGCGTCGCCAAATAAATCACGCCATTAATTTTGATGGTCTCACCGCCTTTAGAGACCGCCTGCTCAGCCGGTGTGCGGGTCAGCCGCTCTTGAGACTGAATGCCGTACTGGCTGGACCGGCTTAGGCGATCAAATGCCGCCTGCCCCAGCGCAAAGCGAAAGATCCGGCCTTTTTCAGCGGCGATTTCTAATAAAAAGCCTTTGGCGATCGGCGTTTCATCCCGGCGAATTCCTTCATCAAATAAAACATCACGCGCACGAATAGCGCCATTAACGCCAGCAGAACGCATATCCAGCACGCCCCCCATCGATTTCTTTAAGGCGCCATGGCTTAAATCCAGCCATGCACCGGCTTCACGCAATGCCTGACTGCTACTGCGGCTAATATCCCGCACAGCGAGCTGAAGCACGCCAGCGGAACGGCTCACCGCACGGGCATTGGGGCCATCCAGCATTTCTCCCGCACTGGCAATCAGCCCCGCCGCTTTTTGAGTCAGCTCGGCTGCACTTCTGGCGTCTTTGATCGCCACAGAAATATCCCGTGGCAATATCCGCATATTGGCGACAGCAGCGGACCGGCTGGCCACTTGGGTGGCCGCCTGAAGTAAGGGCATAAAATCCATCATCATCCTATTGAGTCATACATGGCAGAGCGGCTGGCCTGTTGCTGCCAGCCATCAAAAATGCGCTTCAAATGCGGGGCGATTTCAGCGGCAATCTGCTGCGGGTTTTTAACATCACCCTTTACCGTCACCTGAATCGTTGGCTGAAAGGTGAAGACCTGGCTGGGAATGACTTTAGGCTCAGGCTTTGCAAGCGGAGGAACAATGACTGGCGGTGCAGCAGGTGGCGCAGAGGCTTTAGGAGCAGGCGGTTTTGCTGCCTCTTTACCCGCAATCGCCTTACCAATCAGCGCGCCGATTTTTTCACCGCCCAAAGCGCCAATGGCGCCGCCCAGCAAGCCCCCAATCGCAGTCCCTATACCTGGCGCAATCAGGGTGCCAATCACGGCCCCCATTTTGGCCCCCGCCAAGCCGCCAGCTAATGTGCCCGCAGCGCCGCCATAACCTTCGCCTTTCTCCGAGGCGGTTTTGGCATTTTTGTAAGTGTCATAAGCGGTAAAACCAGCACTGGCCACCGACAAAGCCGCCCCGCCCACCTTGCCCAAGACTTTGCCGCCGACTTTAAATGCTTGGCCTATCTTGGCTAATTTGCCAACCCGCTCCACGGCAGGCAGAGGCCCCAGCACAGGTTTTACCCGACCTGCACCGCGCCCACGTCTTTGGCTTGATCGCTCACGGCCCCCTCCAGATCGATCGGCGCCTTCCCCTGAAAGATCAAGACCGCCCCCTGCCAGCAGATTAGTGACAAAAACTTCTTGTACACCCCCCACATCCGTACCTTGCCCGCCTTGGCCATCCCGTAAGACACCCACAGCGTCATCTAAAAAACCTCCGACCGCCGCACCAATACCTGGCGCAATCATTTCGCCAAGGGTGGCGCCAATTTTGAGGCCATCGGGTGGCTTACCTGCCTGCGCTTTTTTCTCATCTGATGGCAGTACAGATTCAGGGGCGTGTTCTCCATGTTTGTCATTACCATAAGCGGATGCACCTAACATCCCCAGCGCCAACGCCGATCTGCCAAAGCGGCTCACCAAACGCCCGCCCACCTTGAATGCACGGCCGATTCTGGCCCGTTTACCCGTCCGAACCGGCCCTTCTGCTGGCTGTGTATCCGATCTAGCTGGCGATGCAGTGCCTCGTGCTAATGGCCTGCGGCTGGATCCGCCCAAGGGCCCCGCTGGCCAATTGGTGACAAAGACCTGCTGTACACCGGCCGCAGCACGGCCAGCCCCGCCTGCTGCAGAGCGGCCCTCACTGCTTGCACCGGGCAAACGCAGGCCTACTTTTTCTAGCGACTTACCGACCAGCCAAGTGCCCGCACCTGCGGCGACCCGTTTCAGCGCAACCAGCCCCACACCGATGCCAGCCGCTAAGGCAGTCAGCGCAATGGCCGGATTATTTGCGGTGATCGTTGTGCCAAATTTCAGCACTTTTGCCGCTGTATCCGCTACAAAGTCAGTTACTGGGCGAATCGCATCACCAATCGTCACCATGGCCGCCGTGAATTCACTGGCGACCACATTCCATTTACGGTTTGAGGTTTCATCCCGTTTGGATTTATCGGTATCGAGTTTTTTAATCCCGTCGGTGTTTTGGATTTTGATCAGATCATCTTTAATTTGCTGACCATATTTAATCTGTGCCAGCGCGGCAGAGCGGGCCTGCATATCACTGAGCACTTCCCCCAGCCCTGCTGCCTGCATATAGGCGGAGAGCGCTTCTTCTTCGGCTTTTTTATCCCCACTGGCGTTTTTGATCCGGGCTTTAATATCCGCCAGCTTTTTAGATCGGGTCGCATCGCCGCTGGTGGCTAGGTTTTCGGTCAGGCGCATAAAGGCCGCAACCGGCCCATCGCCATGGGCGCGCATGGTGGCTTCCATCGAGCCCTGCAGATCGATTCCCGCATCGGCAAACTTCTTATTGGAATCCGGCGAAGTGATTTTAGAGAGTAAGTTTTTAAAGTTAGTGGCCGCGCTGTCGGCATTGCCTGTCAGCTTAATCTGCGCTTGCAAGCTGGCGGCGATATAGCGCACGGCCTCTGGCCCTTGCATGCCCATGCTGCCTACTGTCGCCAGCAGCTCGGGCATAAATTTAGCCATCTTGTCGGATTCAAAAGCCCCGATATCACCGGCCACCGCAATCTGGCCCATGACTTTTTCCATTTCAGCCTGATTCACGCCGTTTTGCTGTAATGAATAAATCAGTTGCGCAGCGTCGCCGGATTCCATCTTTTGACCGATGGTAAGCTTGCCCAGCAAATCGCTATAGCCCACCGCTTCACGCCAGTCCATGCCTTGAGTAACGAGTCCATTCACGGAAGCGGCCAGATCACTCTGGGCCATTTTTTGCCGTTTGGCGGCAGCGCGGATCGCCCCGTCCAGCTCCTTTTCTCCACCTTGCCCAGCGATGCCAGCTTTAATGGCGATATCACGGATTTCAGCCTGATAATCGCCAGATATTTTGGTTGGAATCGCCGTTGTAGCCAGCCCCAGCCCTGCGGTGCGGCCCAGCTTCATGCCCGAATCCATTTGCGTTTTGCCTGCTTCCTGCAGAGCTAAACCACGGCTGGTCCGGCCCAGGCGAATGTATTCTCGGTCCAGCTTATTTACCGCAATGCCCGCTTCTCTGAGCTGGCCAATATGCGTATCCAGACGACGACGCAGGCCGCCGTCAGCAACGGCCCGTTGAGAAGTCGCCACGTCTCGCATGCTAGAACCCAGCGCGGTACTGGCTTGCCTTGCACCACCTAAAGCTTGGGTCTGCTGCTTTAATTCATTTTTATTGGCATGCAAAGCCGCACGCTTCGCTTCAAACGCTTGCTTGGCCCGTTTAGCTTCTTGCTGGGTTTTTTCCAGCTCGCGGGATAGCTTACTTTCTGCAGCGGTAGCCTCTTTACTCGCCGCAATCTGCGCCCGTTTTTCAGCAAGCAGTGCCTTTTGTCCTTTGGCCGCCAGCAGTGCGGCTTGATACTCGGCTTTCAGCGCCAGCACTTCTCCACTCTGGCCGGTTTTATCTTTGCGGGCGTGCAGCCAGGCGTTTTTCTTTGCTTCTGCAGCCGACTGAGTCAACTTCAGCGAGCGGCTCAGCGCGGTGTGTTCTGCCTCAAGTGCCGATACATCCGCCTTGCCCGCCGTACTCTTACGCATCGTCGCCAGCTGCTTTGCCATGCCTCCGACCCGATCCGTCGCGCCTTTCCAGTCTTTTTCAAGGCCGGTGACTTCTGAGCGTAAGGTGCGCACACCATCTAGGCCAATCCGGCGTGAGGCACGATCGGCCTGCTCCATACTGCGCTGCAGGCGCTGGGTCTCACCCACCAGCGATTGCAAACCCTTAGTATTGGCGAGCTTGCCCTGTAAACCCTCGACCGAGCGCTGGGTTTTATGGATCGCAGAACCAAAGGTCGATGAGACAGCGCCACCGATCACAATGCCGATGGCCAGATCTTTAGACATCACAGCCTCCTATAAAAAAACAGCGGGCCTCAGCCCGCTTCATCACGATTCAACCAGTGCCCAATCTCGCTGACCGGCACACTGCGTACCGTCTCACGCGACCAGCCCAGCTCCCGCGCCAGCCGTCTGGCTAACGGCCACCACTCATGGCTCCCTATCATCGCTAAGTAAACGAAAATAAGCGTCCTGCAGTTTTTTGTAATCGCGCAAAGTCAGCTGCCGCAGGTCATTGGGCGCACAATCGCACAGCCGCGCAAACATCAGTTGTTCTCGCTCCGCATCGCTTTTGCCCAACACTTGCACATCGAGTTGATCACCCACCGTCGGCTCACGTAGCTGCAGCTGATTCACCAGCACATCGTTTAATTTAATCGCGGTGCTTAACTTAATCATTTCTTGCATGATGGTTCCCTGATCGGCCCGCCGTGTGCGGGCCTCTGTGTTTAAAGGCCGATTGCGGCGCGCTCTGCGGCCAGCTCGTCATTGCCATTGATAATGCGGATTGCGTTCACCGGGTCAATTTCAAAGATCACCCGGTTATCCACTTCCAGCTTGTAATAGCTCAGGCTGGCGCTGTACTTGGTTTCGCTTTTGTCCCCCGGCTTCCAGCTGCCAGAATCCACTTCGGTCAGCAGCCCTCGCCAAGTCACCACCACCGCAATCACCGCGCCTTTCTGATCCGTGAATGCCCCACGAAAATTGCCAGCAAACAAGGTGCTGTCGGCAATCCCAAAGAAAGCCAGCGCTTCAGGGCTAACCCCTGCCAGCGTAAAACCACATTCCAATTTTTCCAGACCCATGGGCATGTCCACTTCGGCATCCATACCGCCAGCCCGATAGGCATCTGTTTTGCGCTTTAGCTTGGGCAGCGTAATTTCCATCACCCTGGCGGCAAAGCCACGGCCATCGAGAAACATATTTAAATTAGTTAGAACTTGAGGAATCATCGTGTGCGCTCCTTAGCGGCCGAAGTCGAGGACTTCGGTGATCCATTGATTGGTCACTTCCACTTGGAAGACAGGGTTTTCAGCGGGCGGTACATCGGTAAAGCGGATGGTCCAATAAATACGTCCCTGCTCGATCGCGCTGGCGGTGTTTTTATCGGGGTCTGGAAACACTTCAAAATTAATCACCGCCCCCAGCGCTTTAAGGTCGCGCATAAAAGCATCCAGCCCATCGGTGACATCTTTGACATAGGTTTTAGTAATCCCGCGATCCACTGCCCATTGATGGCCTTTGAGAATCGCATCCATCACCATATCCACGGTGCGCACTCGGGTGACAAAGCTCCACTTCGGATCCGCCGACAAGGTACGGTTACCCCAGAGGCGAAAGCCGCCTTCGCGAATAATGGTGGTGATATGCGCTTCATTCAGCAGATTGGCGCGGCATGTGGCATCGCCATACAGATATTCAATCGGCCGCTTGGTCCCTAACACTTCGCTAAATTCGGTATTAGACGGGCTGGCCCAGAAACCGACACGGGCATCCTGGCGAGCAAACAAACCTGCCGTGGCTGCAGATGCGGGCGCATCGGCTTCGGCGCTCAGTTTGCTATCCCAAACCCGCAGGCCCGGATCCACCACATAGGCACGCTTGCTGCCTAGATTCTTAACAAACGCCAGCGCGGCTTCATCGTCGGTATTGGGGCCGTCAATAATGGCGATCGCCCGCAGCTTATCGGCCAGTGACACCATGGCAGAGGCCACGGCCGCACTGCTGCTGTGGCCCGGTGCAACAATCAGCCGCGGGGATTGATTGGTTTTAGATTTTGCATCCAGCAACGCCTGTAAGCCGGTGCGCTTACCCTTGGCATCAACGCCGCCAATGATGGCACTGGTCAGCTGTGCGGGCGTTTCAACGGTTTGGCTAACGCCAACGGCCACCACCACGGCAGCAGCCTGAGCATAGATTTCTTTCAGGCGCTTGGCCATGGCGCTCTCTTCGCCAAACTGCGCCACGCCCTCCCGTAAATTGGTAATCAAAATGGGGGTATCTGCCGCAGCCAAACCCGCACCCGGTGTAAATGTATCGACAATGCCAATAATCGATGAAGACGGCAGCGCAATCACACGCGGGCCTGTATCCACCAGCGTCACCGTCACGCCATGGAAAAAACTACCTGTTCCGGCCATAGGGCCTCCTGAAAATAGGCGAAAAAAAACCGCCTGAGGGCGGATATGCTTTAAACCAATGATTTTTAAACGAGAGACTTTTTAAATCACTTCTATCCCTTCAACACGCTTTTGAATGAGGTCGATCGTCGCATCGGCGGCCAGCAGCACGGCATGGTGATCAAGCAATTTTTTAACGTTTTCCTTCCCTTTAAGCCGCGTATCACGGATGGCATGCAGCGCGGCATCCCAAGCATTGGCCTTGAGGATAATACTTTCAGCGGCCGCTTGAGGAGTGATGCCGCAGGCATCGGCCCAGCTCTGTACGGTGAGCGGGACTTCACCTTTAAATGCAAGGACCGCAAACGCTTTTGCCTCATGCGCCGTGCTTTTATACTCCATGGCACGTAAGGGATCGCCCACAACATCTAAACGAGCCCGATCTGCTGCCATATCAATTTGCTCGCAGGCAGCACAATATGCCGCCTCTAATGGTAAGTCTTCAAAATTGTAACCCGCGTACTGTTTGTCGTCGGTTAGGATCGTCAGGTTTGTGATTTTCATAGTTTTACTTCCGGCTCTAAAGGCTGACAAGATTGGTCAAAACGTTCGTTAACGTTTCAGGCTTTGTACCCGCAGGTATTCCTGAAATAATTTTTCCATATAAGCTTTTAGGAATCACTGTGGATCCAAAATTTAAGATGACTGAACACGCATCATGGCGAATGAGTCGGCCTACAAAATGATCAGGCACATCTAATACGCAACGTATTAATCGCGCTTGAATGATTGAAGGACCAGTACTACTAATGAACATCATTGCGTAATAGGCGCTGATAAGTTCATTCGCTTGAAAACTGGCCCCATCAGGAAAGCCAATAATCAAGTCATAAATTTCAAGGCTCGAGCGTTCAGAAAACCAAAACCCTCCCATCCGATATGAACGGTCTTCTGGGTTAATAAACTGCTTTAAATTCATTCGCCGATTAACGCCTTCTCCTGACAAAATCAAAGCGCGGCCTTGTAACTTAATATGAAAATTCACATCGTAATCAGACAAAAGAACCGCCCTTAATGTCCCTCCATAAGGTGTTGCATCGAGTGCCTTATCTAAGGTTTTGTAAGGCTTTGTTTTTGTTCCCAAGCCTAATACATCGTCACCGATGATTGCATCCACAAAGTAAAACCTGGATAGATTAGGTACCTCAGCGACTGCATCGGCCAACGCCAGCTCGATTTCTTTCTTTTTGCCATTAAAAGTCGTGACCAGCGCAGTCGTTGCGGACACTAACTCGGCAATTTGTGATTCAAGACTCATGGTTTAAACTCCTCAGTGATATTTAGAAAACAACTGCTGCAAATGAATAATGGCCGTAGCATTGCTGACGACGGTTTCTAACAAGCCATCTCGATGGCGTATCGCCAGACTTTCTGCCTCCCGCATTCGCCCTGTGAGATTCTGAATTTTGCTATTGGCCATGTCTTGCATACTCTGTTGCGTGGCCAACTGATCATCCCGCTGCACGCCCCGCAGCTGCTCGCTGATCTGTGCTGCCGCCAATGCCGCCAGCGGCCCAGCGAGGGTCAGATTCAAACCTGCGCCGCTGGATTCCACGGTGACGCTGTTTGCGGGCAGTGCTTCTAAGAGCAGATCGTAAGCCAGTAGCAGATCCACCCCTGCCGACTTGTACGCCAGCGGGGACTTGGGATCTGACCAGACCGCGAGTAATTGGCCGCTGTCTAGATAAAAGCCCACTTCGCGCACCCAAAACTCGGTCTTGCCATCGGCAATCGCGGTTAAGTGCAGATGATTGGTGCCTAGCTTTTCGCCATCGCTGATGGCATGGCGGGCTTTTTCGGTGCGTAGCTTGGTTTGGGTTTGCGCTGGGCTGTAGCCACTATCGCCCAGTGCGATATGGGTGATTTTTCCTTGAAAACCATCCTGAGTTGCATTAAAAATCGCCGCCAAACCGGCTTCGGTAATGACTGGTTGTAAAAGTGCGGTCGTCATCGGGCCTCCATAGTGACGTGAAGTACCGCTCTGGCACGGCTGGCGCTGGCTAGGGCCAGCCCACTTTGCGTCGATAGCGTCATCGAAACCGTTGCGGCGTGATGGCAAACCGCACGCAATTGCGCAGCGGATGCCAGCGCCACAGGCTGCCTGAGCGTTTTAGGTTGTACGGCCAGCGCCGTCGCCGAGCCACGGACTACGGCGCGAGCTTGATGGGCATTGGCCAATAAAAATGGCGATTGATCAAAACGAGCGCCGACTTTAAAACGGTAATGGCTGCGCTCATTTTTAACCGCATCCACCATGCGTTTCAGTCGCTCGTAAAGCGCTGGGGTCAACAGTGCACCGTCATGGCCATCGTGGTTTTCATTCACCCACGCCGTTAGGCCAAAGGTAAATGGCGCTGCGCCTGGTATGTCCTGCCATTCTTTAAACTCAACCGAAACGCCCAGCGCCCCCAAGGCCCGGCGCACGGCTCCCGCTGTGCCTTTGTGTTTATGGATCTCAATTGAACGGTTAATCAACGTGCGGCGCGGGCCTTCGGTAAGGGCTTCATCCCAGCCATCCACCGAACGCTCCCAAGCGAGCCAGGGTAAGAAAGCAGCTGGGCAGCGATGAGCATCGGCCAACCAGCTCAGTGAGGTCGGATTAACATCCGGCTCGCTGGCTTTGACCAGCGCACGCTCCAGCGATGTAGCATTAGGCGGTAGTAAACTCATGCCGCCACCAAACTGATCGCATCACATTGCGGAAAATGCCGCACATCACAGCGGATATCCTCAGCCGGCTCAGTCAAAATCACCCGACTGACCCCAGCCACATGCAGCGCCGCAAAAATGGCCGAACGAGACAAAGTACGGCCCAGCTTGCGTGTACTGGCCAGTGTGCTATTCAGCCCCGCCCGCGCCTCTGCCAGCACGGTTTGTGAATCTGGGCCGTTTTCAATTTCGATCACGGCTTGCACTCGAAATCCCGTAGCTTGGCCTGCGCTGACCCGCGGCCGGTCGGTCAGTGGCCGCACATCATCGGCAGACAAAGCCACTTGTACGACAGCCGCCAGCTCATCGCCATGGATACTCGAATCCATCGGCAGCACCGCAATCGACACATCGCCCGGCAAAGGGGCGATCAGGCCAGCAGCATCGCTACACACTAAAACCAGCGCCCCTGCTGGCAGCTGACTGCGTAGCGCATCACTGATCGGCACCGCTGCAAATGTCGGTGAATCCACCGAGGCATCCGTCACCCAAGCCGACGCGCTCAAACTATGAAATAAATACGCCCCACGTGAACCGGCCACCGATAAGCCTTCCAGCGCCATCTGGCAGCGATAACGCAGACGCTCATCTTCTTCATAAACCGCCTCAATAGGCGGCTCTGCATCTGGGTTAGCAGGCGTCATCAACAGCCGGCTAACGCCATAATCGGCGGCCTTATTGTCCAAATCAGTGCCCCGCGCATAGGCCAGCATGGTGGATACGGCCGCATCATTGACCCAGGCCCGCAGCATCAGCTCCTGATAAGCCGATAATTCCAGCAGCTTCACTACTGGGTCGCTTTCCAGCACGGCGCTCCAATCGGGGTAAATCGCCTTAAACTGCGCCAACTTATGGGCATAGATCGCCTCAAAATCTAGCGTTTCCAGCAATTGAGGCGGCGGGAGTTGGCTTAAATCGATCATGCCGTCACCTCCAGCAACATGCTGTCGCCCAGATAGATCCCTGAAATTTTAATATTCACCCTGCCATCGATCACAGAAATAATCGTGACCTTGCTGACTTTAATCCGCGGCTCCCAGCGCACCAGATTGCGGGCGATTTCCGCTTGCGCCGCAGCAATCCAGCCCGCATTCACCGGCAAATCCACCATGCGTGGCAAATGGCTGCCATATTCTGGCCGCTCACGACGGCTACCCAAGGGCGTCGTCAAAATATCGGCAATGGATTGAGCCAGATGAGCGGAGCCAGTCATAAGCAGCCCTGTTGTGCGATCCATGCCCATCATCGAATTAAGCCTCGCTGGCAGGCGGCAAGATCAAACGCTCAAAGTCTGGGCGCTGATCCAGATGAGCAATCAGTGCGTCATCATCGCTACTGATGGCACGATTGATCACCGCAAATGAGCGGCCATCATCCAAAATGAGCGTTCGTGATCGAAAAGCCTTATCCATAAAGGAAACGGGCTGAATCGGTGTATTACTAGGCTTAGCCATATTGGCCTCCTGCAGATGTAAAAACGCCCCAGAGCAATGAAGCGCCGGGGCGTATGTAAAGATCAAAGGATGAGGACGCATTAAAAATACAAACTTTTACCCCTCGCATTTCGTGTTGTGTGCGTATACACTACACAGATGATTAAAACGTTCAACCACAAAGGGCTCGAAGCGTTTTTCCTAACTGGTAGCAAAGCAGGGATTCGCCCAGATCACGCAAGTAAGCTGCGATTATTACTAGCACGACTTGATACGGCTAGCGGTGCACCAGATATGAACGTTCCCAGCTGGCGCTTACACCCCTTAAAAGGGGATCTGACGACACATTGGGCCGTCACGGTAAATGGCAATTGGCGCTTAACCTTCCGCTTCCTACCGGATGGCAACGTGGAATTAGTCAATTATCAAGACTATCACTAGGAGTACCAAATAATGCGTATGCATAACCCGCCTCACCCAGGCGAAGTTCTAAAAGAGTGGTTTGCCGAGGTCAGCATAACCACGGCCGCTTCCAAGCTTGGAATTACCCGTGCCCACCTGTCGCGGATTCTAAATGGCCATGCGGGCATCAGTGCCGAAATGGCATTGCGCCTTGCCGCCTGCTTGAATACCTCGCCAGAAAGTTGGCTGCAAATGCAAATGAATTACGACTTATGGCAGGCAGAACAGCGGCCTTTACCGCCCATCGAACGCTTAGCAGCCTAAGCTCTAAGCCAAATGGCGCAGCAGGGACGTGAAAGATCAAGACCCCATGATTAAAACACGGCCCTGCCCACATCAAACCGCATCACTCGTCATCTGCCCATCACCCTGCTCCTTGTGCGCGTGTTTCATCAAACTAATCTCTCCCGCGCTCACGTCGCCTTTGGCTTCAATGGCACCACCGAAGCTGGCTTTCGCACCACCTTTGGCCAGATGATTAATGGCGGCACCTACCGTCAGATTCTGGGTCACGATCACATCATCGGCATCCAGGGTAATGGTGGTGGCTTTAACCGTGACGCTTTCTGCCGCATTCACGATCACGGTTTTACAACCATCGATCAGGGCTGCACCAGCGGTAAAGTCATACTCGATTTTGCAACCATCGGGCATCTGCCACGCCACCACATTGGCTCGCCCGTCATGGCCCAGCGCATCGGTGTAAAAACCTACCAGCGCAAAACCATTGTCTGGCTCCCCTGACGGATTCAGCATTAATGCTTGCTCACCCACCGAAGGCAGGCGCCAATGCTGTGCTTTACCCGCAGCTAAACCCAGCCAAGGGATCCAACTTGATACCCAACCATCCGAGGCGATTCTCACTCTGGCATTATCCGCATCCACAGCAGACACCACACCGGGAATCAGCAAGCCAGACAACATGCGGTCTAATTCTGATAATTCGTAACGCATCGTGCCTGGGCCTATAAATCTTCCGGTTTAAAATACGCATCCACAGGGCCACTGCCTGTTGTGATGCCCAGCACTAGCTCGCCCAGCTCAGGAATAGGCCATTCTTCTACGTCTCCCACATGCAGCTCGTGCTCAAAGGTCACGCACCAGACCAGATATCCTTCCAGCTCGCCTTTAAAGCCATCTGGGGCAACGCTTTGAATCCGCGCCAAACCCACTGGCTGGCCCCAAGTTTTAAAATGAATGGCGGCGGCCAAGCGGCAAACTAACTGCCGGATATGTAATTCAGCATCGGCACGGGTTGGATCCATCACCAGCCGCGCTTCAAAGCGGGCAATTAAAGACAGCTCGCCATTCCCTGGCTGCGTACCATCACTAAATTCAGCCAGCTCGATCAGCAGTAAAGGTAAACTGACCCGCCCTTCTAAATCCGGATAGGTCAGCACTTCCATCTTCGGAAAAACACCCTGTAGCTGCTGCTCTATAGCCCGGTGTAAATCAGCAATATCCATCAGCGCGCCCTCCCAGCCAGCTTATGCAATTCATAATTTAATTCCTGCTGCATCAAGGTCTGCAGGCGACCAGGTATCAAACCCGAAATTCTGGAAAAAGCCGTATTGGCCATCAGATCCACCTCGACCTTGGCCCGCCTGATCGGTAGGCGAGCCTTTGAGCTGCGCTGATAAAGCTTACCGTTAAAACGTGAGTTTTTAGAGGGCATAAACGCGGCTTCAAAATGCCACGACTTCACCCGATAGCCTCTGGCGGTTTTGATGGGTTTACCCAGCTCATCCGCATTCAGGGCCGAAATCCCAAACCAGATTTTGACGGCTGGCCCGCCATTGCTGCCTTCCCGCCATTGTTTGTCGTAGATCCGGACGCGATACACAATCATCTTGCGGCGGATACCGCGATCTTTTAACTCCCGCAGCAAATGCGTACGCGTCCACAAGGCTGTTTTGCGGACTGCCCGTTTTGTCGCACGCTCCAGCGCATGAAGACTCAGCCCAGAGGCCAAGGCTTTAATCGATTCATCATCAAAATCAATCTTGACATCAATCATAAATCCCCCTTAGCACCAGTACCGTCAGCCCGCTGCCATCAGGCTCCAGATTCACGACGCTGTATTCACCCTGACCCGCCACACTGACACGGCTATTTTTAATCACGCCATGGGCTTGTTCGTCTCGCACCACAAAATGCGGCTCACGCAGGCCGGTATTTAATTTGCCAATCATGGGCTGCAGCCAGGGTGCAGCAAACATGCCCTGCGCCGGCAGCCCATCAATCAGCGCCTGATCCCCCAGCGAATCAAAAACAGCCGTATCCATTTCTGCAATCAGATCGCGAAACATGGCTTACACCTTAAGTTTGATCACCGCACCGGGCCGAGTGCAGAGATTGAGTGGATTAGATTGCGATTCCATATCAATGCCCCTGCCGTGCTGCATGGTTTCTTGCGAGGTGTAATACGGCAGGCCATTGGTGTTCACGGTTTCGATATGATCTGCTGGCGCAAAGCTCGTCACAAACAACTCGGGTACGCCTTCCGGTACTGCATAGGCTTCGTCATCACCGACAAAGGCCTTACCACCTACTTTGCCGCGATAACGCTCAAAAACGCAGCCGCCAAATTCAATCACTTCCCGCGGCTCATTGCGTAATGCAGCGGCCAGCTCACTATTGAGATAAGTGGCTTCAAAGGAGTCATTGGAGAGCAAGGCTGACCAGAAATTTTTACCGCAAAACACCCGCACGCCAGAATGCGTGAGCGCGCCAAGGGCATCTTCGATCGCCTCATGAATTTCTAGGCACTTACTGCGTAAATGCATCTCTGGCTTAGCCAGCTCCATCGCAATCTCGACCTGTTTAATACCAAATCGCTCATATAAATTAAGCAACGGTGTTTGGCCATCTGCATCCAGAATTACGCCCTTGATAGCACCGATGCGGTGAAACTCAATCGTGGCATCCAGCTGGCGGCGATGTTTTGCCAAGCGTTTAAAAACAAGCGTTTGAACGGACTCCATTTCGGTCTCACTGCCAAACGCGCGCAAGCCTTGCACTTCATCTGCGCGAATGCTGGAGCGCTGTGGCAGGTGAATCGTATTAAATGGAATCATCTGACGCTTGGTTCCGCCAACCGCCTGCCCAGGTGCTCCGCGCTCACCGGCTGACACCAGCGCCAGCGTATCGCCATCTTTTTCAATCTGCACCGTGATGGTGGTGATGCCTTCTTCTTGAAACAGACCCAGCTTCCCGATGCGCCCAGGCACATGCGGCATGCTATTAATCGCCGCGGTCAGTGTGGACATAGAAAATGCGCCGTCATTAAAAACATCGATGCTAGCCATTAGCGGCTTCCTTAAATGAAAAAACCCAGCAGCGCTGGGTTATAGGTAGAGGGGGAGATCAGCCTTAGCGGACGATAATGTGCAGCTCGGCCAGTTGCGCCGTGACCAGCGCATCTAAGCCGGTCAATTCGGCCGCACTGACCTCGGCCAGCCGAGACGTAATCGTCACTTGCAAGGGCGCTTCGCGCTCTCCTGCTGGCGCATACAAGATGGCGGCGGCTTTGACCACCGCCTTACTGCCTTCAGCCGGTGCGGCATAGGCCGAATAGAGCTGCGTTTTGTCATCAAAAGAGAGAATCTGCCCAGAAGGCAAAGCAGGGCCAGCGGCCAGTTGCGCCAGATCGGCGCTCAGCGTGCCCACGGTCGATAACAGATACTGACCGGCGCGGGCCTTTTGAGTCATGATAGTCATGATAAACCTCGGATCGTGATGGGATTAGCCGCCGGAGTGCGGCGCTGTGCATAAATACTGTGGGCGTTCGGTCCACTGTTGACCGGTTTAATCGGCGTATCTTCAGGCGGCGTGGCGTCCAGTTCAGCCCCCGCCGCCGTAACTAATTTATTAAACAGACGCTCCCGCGCCGCTTCGATGCTGACACCAGCAGCAATCAGGCTAGCCGCCATTTCTGGCAGCTTAGCCGTCAGCGTCATATCGCGAATGGCGATCGCTTCATTGACGCTATTGCGCACCGCCTGCTCGCTGGCCAGCGCCGAAACCGCCACCACCCGCATCACCGCGACACTGGGTAATTGAGCGCTATTACATAATTCAGCCGCCAGCGCCGCCATGGCCACGGTATCTACCGCTTGAATCACCGGCGCGGGCTCAGGGGGTAAATCAGGCGGTACGATCTCTGCCGAATTCTTTAGCGCAGCCATCAATGCCGCAGGCGCATTACCGATCCGGCCTACCGCTGCGGTCATTGCCGCACTGGCCTGCATCTTAACGGTGGGTAAAATCTCATCGGCAAAGCCCAGCGCAAGCGCCTCCTGTGCGGTCAGCCATGTGGTTTCATCCATCATTTTGGACAGCGTTTCTACATCGACGCCGCTGGCTTTTACGCGGTAACACGCAATCAGGCAATGCTTGGCTTTATCCATAAAGTCCGCCACATCACGCAAATCACCCGACTCCCCTACCGCCACTGTGGCTGGGTTATGAATCATCAGCATCGCGTTATCCGGCATCACTACTTTGTGAGCGCCCATCGCAATCACACTGGCGATACTGGCGGCAAGGCCATCAATACGCGCCGTCACGCGTTCACCCATGCGGCACAACACGTTATTGATGGCGATGCCATCCCAGACATCGCCACCGATACTGTTAATGGCCACCACCACTGGGCGCTTGCCATCATCCACCGCATTCAGATCACGGATAAAATCAGCGGCGCGAATCCCCCAGTCACCGATCTGATCGTATAAAAACACTTCGATCGGTGCATCGGGCTTGCCTTCCGCTGCATTGCGAATGCTGTACCAGCTGCTGCCGCTGCCATCGCCAACCGATGCGGCACTATTCATCAGCCGTGGATTGTTATTTTTCATCTTCATCGTTTTCCTTTAGAGATCCATCCGGCGCCTCAACAAGGCGGGCATCAGAATCAAAATGCAGATTCATCCGGTCTGCCCGGGCGTTGTCTTCTTCAATCTCACGATCGATCGTTTCAGGGTCTTCACCGCGTTTAAGAATGACGGCAGAACGGCTGGTAAACCCAGCCCGCACCAGCTTTTGATCGGCCTGCACGTCTTGTACCGGGTGCAAATACGGCCAGCCTTGCGGCACCCAATTAGTGCGGCGATAAACGCGTGGATTTTTGGCATAGCCCGGCAATACAATCGCTCCCGACAGCACTGCCAAATCCATCCAGGCCTTGCGAATAGGCCGACAAAGCTGGTGTACAAAAATACCGTGCTGCCGTTGCTCCACCCTGCGGCGAAATTCATTCAGAATCACCCGCATCACCCGATCACTGATATTGCGTAAGTCGCCAGAGAGAAGCTCATAAGGCAAGCCAATCCCAGCGGCAACCGCAGCCAGTTGCTGGCGCATAAATTCGTCATAGTTATTGCCAGCATCCGGTGGTTTAGAAAACGCTACCTCTTCGCCCGGCTCCAGCTCCTGCATGGTGCCAGGCTCTAAACCCACCATTGAAAAGCCCTGCGTTTCAGTGGGCTGCATCCCTGGGAACATCGAGTTCTCGGGATTGGGCTTACTGATAAAACCGGCAAACAGATTGGCCACCTCTTGCCTGAACAACACCGCATCATCGAATTCATCCAGCGTTTTCATGCGCAGCAAGACAGGCGCCAGATGCGGCACACCCCGCAGCTGCCCAGGTCGGGTGGGTTCAAAGATATGTAGAATCTGGCTGGCATCGATTTGGACTAGGTCGTTATAAGCGCCCTGACCCCGCTCGCCTGGATGGTTGCGATACATCCAATAAGCAACACGCTGGCCGGTTTGATTAAATTCAATCCCCTGCCGAATATTGTTGCCATTGGGCGCCTTGCCATTTTTGTCATGCGGGATAAACTCCGGCTCGAGGATTTGAATCTGCAAAGGCACGGCCAAGTCTTCTTTTAAGCTACGCGGCCGCAGGCGTACAAAGCACTCGCCGGACTCAAACATCGAACGAGCCACTAGCAGCTGCTGGCCATAAAAATCCAGCTGGCCGTCCGCATCCGATTCCTCGCACCAATCGCCCCATAAATCCTGTAATTCACGGCGAATATTCGCGTCCGAATGCTTAGGCATCGGCACAATGCCGGTGCCGATATGATTACTGCCCAGCTTATCCAACGCCGTGGCGGCGTAAGGATCATTACGAACTGCCGCTCGGCTGCGATTACGCAGCGTTTGTAAACCAGCACTGCCGGTGCTGACCGGGCCGTTACCGCCGGGCTGCCAGTTGGCCGCCCGACGCCCTTGCCCTGCGCCGTCATAACTATTTTTTAAACGCGCAGGCAGGATAAAACCTTTAGAAGCCAATGCCGAATAAGCCATCAGATCCCCTTTCCGGCGTGAAACATCCGGTGCTGACGCGTTTTAGCATGGCCCGCTTGTGCCGACAGATCACTGATCGCGAGATTTCTGGCCGCAATCAGCTCAGAAATATTGCGGTATTCCACCCGGCGGTCTGCGTACTGAATCACCCGCTCGCCTCGAGCAATGGCTTTATTGATTGCATCCAGATCTTGCTGAGTAAATGCCATATTAACGTCGCTTCAAATAGCCAGAGCGCGCCACTCGGCGAGCTGCAATGGGAGGGTCAGAAACAAAAGACCCCGCAGTTGCGGGGTCTCGTCGGGGTGATGCGTGGGCTTGCGCCGGTTTGGGCTCATCAAATAAGCCGGTTTGCGCATAGCGCATCTTCAGCGCATTCCAATCGGCCTGCTGAAAACGGTGCAAGCCCATGTAATGCGCCATCGCTAAGCTATATACGGTTAAATCCAGCACCTCATTACGGTCTGATTTGGCCTTGGTCCAGTCGGTGATTTCACGGCCTTTAATAAAGCGTCGAATCTTGCGCTCTACCGTCAGCTGATCGTAGTACTCGCTAGGCAGATCTTTACTAAAGTGCTGAGCGCCCGGCCCGTCGAGTAGCTTAAAGCGGTTATAAAGCCAGTCTTTGGCAGTGTCGGTACCGATCATCCACAGCTCACAGCCACCTTTATCGGTGGTCCCGCGCCAAGTGACATCGACCTTGCTGGCCCGCGCCGCCAGAATCGGCCGGCCCCGTTTGCTCTCGCCCTTAATCGCCAGCACATGGCGATAACGGCGCAGCCTGCAGAACTGATAAACCTCCTGCGTGTGATGGCCCCCGGTATCGATGGCCGTCGCAGAAATCCCCATACTCTGGCCATGCGGGTGAATAAATTCCTTCTTTAATTCTTCATCCAGCATTTCCCATGAGCGCTCTTCGGCCGGATCACACATCATCACCCGATGATCGATGGTCCAGCTTTCCAGCCCTTCGCCCCAGCCTTTAATCAACAGCTCCAGCCGATTGGCCTGCACGTCAACCGATGCGGTCAGAATCAGCACACCCAGCGGAAGACTGCGCAAAGCATAGTCCTCGGCCCGCGCCATCAACTCGCTGCCTCGGGTGCGCTCTTGCGCGTTATCCCAGACCTGAGCCAGCCGCGTATTGTAAAAAACCTGCATTGGCTCTGGGTCTCCCCGCTGCAAGGCAATGGCGGCTTTTTCATATTGCTTGAGTAATGAGCCCCAAGAGACCCAACCGAGCGGCATATTTAAAGCATTAATCTGGAAGGATTCGGTTTCCCCGTCCCCCACCGCACCGGCCCGCCACTCACCAGCGGGCAGCATTGCTGTTTTATGGTGCTCATCAATCAGGCAGCCACTTGCAGTACATACATAGTGAGCCTCGCTGTGCTCGCTATTCCAGCGCAACTGCTCAAATACCAGCGTCTGAAACTCGCCGCAATGCGGGCAGCCCACAAAAAACCGCTGCTGCGTGCCTTCCAGATACAGATCATTAATCCGGCTGGAGCCTTCAAGCGTGGGCGAGCTGGAATAATAAATTTTAGCGTTACGGCCAAAGGTACTGGTGCGCGCCTCGGCCAGATCAACCGGGTCGCCCTCTTCGTTGACATTGCGTTCCCAGCGATCAATCTCATCGCCATATAAATAGCGCGCACTGACTTCGGCTAAATTGGCGGCCGAGCCCGCCGTGGTAATCATTAACGTGCCGCCGGCAAATTCTTTGGTATCGATGGTATTACGGCTATCGCGGCTACGTGGGGAGGCGACTTTTTCGCGCAGCACGGGGATGGCATCGATGTTTTTACCGATCCGGCCAGACAAACGCTTGGCCAGATTTAAGGACGGCTCCAGCGCCAGAATATTGCTGGGCGCCATATGGATCACTGCGCACATCCAGTTTAAAAACACCTGCGTCTTCAGCATCTGCGAAGCCCCCATCACCACCACCCGGCGGCAAGGATGCGTCGGAGACAGTACCCGCATCACCTGCTGCGCATAAGGCGTGCGACGGGTTAAATACTTGCCTGGCTCAGCGGCGCCCGAATCAGTGGGAATCCGTTGATACTGGTCGGCCCATTCATCAATCCATAAGGCCGGATCAGGCATCAGGCCAGCGGCAAAGCCATCCAGATAAGTGGCAAATCCGTCTGCATACATCGTTGGGTCCTTAGTTCATGGCGCGATCCATATCGTCTTTGCCCAGTTTAGAAACGTCTTCCAGCGTCTGACGTAAACGCTCAGTTAACAGCTGCTCCAGCGCCCACGGATCCGTAATCGCGGCCAGATCAGACGAAATTTGTTTGGGTACACCCAGCAAGGTATCGCGCAAAAGACGGCCATAGCGGTGGGCCGCATCGTGTACAGCCTGCCGATCTACCGTCTGCTGGCAGACACGCTCGTATTCCACCTTGGCCAGTTTGGCCAGATAGCCTTCACGGCTGGTGCGGGCTTCCTGAAAGTCAGCAAACATCAGCTCGCTAGGCAAAGGCGCTACAGCAGTTTTAACCGGCAGCACCGGCCTATCGGCGTGGACTTCGTCATACACATCGCGCTGAATCCTCGCCTGCTCATGCCGCTGCCGCACGCCCTCTTTTGCGGGGTCGATGGTTTTACCGATGCGCTCAAGGGTAGCGGCGTAATCGACTTTTTTACCATCGGGGGAAAGAACTAAACGGCCTGTTTTTAACAGCTTGGTCACATAGCTGGGCGACCAGCCTTGCGAATCCGCAAAGGCCTTCTTGCTCAGATATGGATCCATGCTTTCACCACTTATTTTAGGATTTCACTCGATTTCACCTGAGGTGAAATTTCACTAACTTCACCCGGCAGCCACTAAGAAGAAGCTGCGAGTCTTAGGCCCCGTACTGCCTCGGAAAGTGCCAGGGTCCCCAGCGGGGATTCTCAGCAACGGATGAAAGGTCTAAGGGGCTTGGCTCTTTCAGACTTTCTCCTTCGGGGGTTTAATAGAACAGACAAACAGCACGCCCACCAAATAAAAAAGCCCAGCCAATTGGCTGAGCTTTAAGATCACAATAAGAAAGCGCCTGTGTCCCCGCAGAATAAACCAAGGGCCATGACTAACACTTATCTGATCACGATAAATCATTCATAAACAGCTTTTCAAGCTTATTACGATCCAGCATAAATGCATTCTTCTCCCCGTCTCGCCACTCATCGATACTAGATTTTATTTTCTTCTTTACATCGCCCAAAGAAAATGGCCTTAAATATTTTTTCCTTTTATAGGAATACATATAATTAGTACCATTAACATTAATTATTCGATCAAACGAATAAAAATCAATCCCTTCACCCTTATTGTTCATACAAAGAACAACATCGCCTTGTTCATAAATCAGCTGGCTTCGTTCACATTTAAGAGTAAAAAAGTCCCTAATATCATCTTTTGGTAAATCAGGATTGTCCCGATTAATAAGACCATAACCAACTTTCAGTGTTTCTTTTGAATGTAAATGTTCCCAAACAAAAACAGGCAGCAACTGATTAGACTCATCACTCAACCAATCTTTAACACTAGCAAACTGGACCACTCTGGCCAAACTAGCCTGCATTTTTCGATGACTAATTCGATATTGTTCCAACATCCCGTTAAATTTTTCATCTTTAAAATTAAAAACATTTTTTGATGATTTAAGCTTTTCCACTTCTTTTTTATAACTAGAAAACAAATTTATATCTTTTATTAAAACACAAGTATCCCGAGCCAAACTAAGACCTGTATTAGTAAAATTTGCACTACCAACAATGACAACATCAGGTTCAATCAGATATAACTTCCAATGTATAGCATTTTGATATCCGAAATCAACCCACAAATTAATATCATTACTTTCCAACAAAGAACAATAATCAAAAAAAGACGGGGAAGAGAATGAATTTATAGTTCCAACAATCAACTCTACTTTATTTACACCTTTCAACATAAATTCTAGTTTTTTTTCTGTCCCGCTAGCAAAAGCCGAAACGATACAGACGTTCTTATTTTTTAATTCTTTAAAATATTTATTTAAATTATTTTCTTCCATCAATATATTCATATCATCTACTTCTACAGGAATAAGACATTAAAAACAAAACCGGAGGTCCATCATCAAAGTTCTCCACTCGGAAGCAAACAAAGAGTAGACATATACTTGCTCAACAATATCACTATTCATATTAAAAATAGATTCATACATCATATTTATTTCAAACCGACAGCAAATAAAACCCATCCGACTGACGACCAGCACGAAAACGCATTCAGGCTGAATGCGTTCGATTGGGGATCTGGGGGCTGGCCATCAGGCCGATGGGTTCAAACGTCGGGCAACAAAAAACCCCACGCTTTCGCTATGGGGTTATTGATTCAATCCATTTAGGCGTAGTTAATCACCCTAGGAGGGTGGACAACTGCGTTTTTTAGATTGTTGAGTGACATCATACGAATCGATTTAGTTGGCGTCAACTCCCATTTTTCAGAAAGCTGTGTGAAAACTTCAATCGACCTGTTTAGATGATACCCATAATCCTTTCTGACTAAGCGCTCACGCCTGCAAAAAACCACAGGATCTTCACGCTTTAAATAATGGGCCAGAATCAACCGTTTAAAAAACATCGTGCCCATATCCAACCCCATAACAGCAACAATGGCATCAATCCTTGCTAACTCCTGATCAGACCACATGCGCTCTCTAACAGACCGACAAGCTAAAATCTTTTCTTCAGGACTTAGATACTGGTTATAGCCATCAACGCTACCAATCACCTTACCCCAACCGCCAAAATAATCAGCCCATGCTTCAAGCTTATCAATCGACTTTTTCGTACTGTCATTTTTAAATTGCATTATTGTCCCCAATCATTCCCCGAGGCTCTTAGCCTGATCATTGTCAGGCTTTATTTTTGGTACTGCGCGTACTTAAGCGACGATCATTTGCGCTCTTAATGCGGCCATGGCTTCGTCCCTGGCAAAGCGGGTGGCCCGCTGAAAGATCTTTACCGGCTCAGCTGCCGGAATTCCCGGACAATGGGCTGCTTCCAACCGCCGGGCATAAACCTCAATCCAGCGCACCTTAGTTTTGCTTCGGTAAAAGGCAGAGCGCAGTGTGGTAAAGCCAAAATCAAATGCCGCCCAATATAATTCCGGGCTGCTCCAGCTGGCCATCAATGGATCAGGTGATTGCGCATTGCGCTTGGCTTCTTCAAAAGCGATCGCATAATCGGTTTCAGGCCTGCACATTGCCGCCAGCTCCCCCAAGCTGGGCGGTAATGATTCAGCCTTTAACTGGCCACGCAAACGATCCAAAGCCAGCCGCATCCATTGCCACTTGATGCCCTCGGCGTACAAATAGGCGGCGGCTTCGTCTTGCCAGGCAATCACGGCAGACTCATCCGCAAACAAAGCCTGCCATCTGGCGCCATACATGGCAGCCAAGCGCTGGCGTAAGACGATCACCGCCACAAAACCATCAGCCCCGGCTGGGCGATTCCATGCGTTTTTGCTCATCTCATTCCCCTAAACCCAATTGCCGGCCCAAGCCTAGTTCTCTGGCCCGCAGGATTAAGCTACTTGGCACTTCTTTGTGCAGCCCGCGTAAAGCGAGGACTGCCGAAGTGACCTGCACCATGCCTGCCTGCGGAGCCATTTCGGCGATCTGGTGTGGCCATGATTTGGTACTGCGTAAGCCACTGATCGCCAATTTAAGCTGAGCCGCTTGCTCATTGCCCTGCGCCTTAGTCATTGTCCGTTTGGCAGGCGGAGGCAATAGCACTTGGGTGCTGGCATCGGGAATGGTGCGGTTACTGTCCCGCTCTGCATCCATCCAAGCCGCCACCCACCGTGCTTTTAAGCGCCAAGGCTCTTGAACCACTAAATCATTGCCAATGCGTTGTGCAGCCCAAAAGGTGCGGTTATCCGGCCAGTTTTCGTCCATATATTGGCGGCGGCGGCTCATTTGGGTAATCGCCAGCTGCATCCGCACTTCTAAGTCGATTTCAACATTTTGGCGACACGCCACCTGAAACTTATCCAAATCTGGTGCTCCGTATAAAAACTTGGCGGCCATGCCGCGAGCAATCTCTTCCCCTGAAAACCCCGCCAGCTCTTCGGCCCATACCGTTTTGGCGTTCTCAATACCGGTATCGCGCTCTTCGGTGTTGCCATCCATCAGCGTGACTTCAAAGCTTTCGCCAGAGCGGAATTTATCCACAAACTGGTTACCAAAACGCCCGTGCATCTTTCTAAAAATCTTCTCAACCCAAGCCAGTGGCAAGGCGTGGCTTTCAGTTAATCGTTGTGTATTCAGCGTTGACTGTACGTTCATGTCGGCCCTCCTCAAATGATCCAAAGATGGAACGCACTGCTGAAGCGCGCCCTTTACGCCCGCCTTGGGCGAATGATTGTTTTGCTGACGGTTTTAAGCGTTGCTGCCGCATGATCGCCGCCAGATACAGCGGACTGGTCGGCATACCGACAATCGCTTTAGCCTGAAATAAAGCCTGATTAAACTCGGCCTGACTGGCTTGCTCGGCCAACCAAGTCTGGTACTGCACCATCGCCTTGGGGCTTTTTGCACTGCTTGATGAAAAACCGGCCTTCATGGTGATGACCCGCCATTGCCAGATCTCGCTGGGTACTTCCGGGATAGCCACAGCAATTTTGCTGGCACGCTCTGAATCATCTTTCACACTGGGCTCATCCAATACTGTTTGAGATTGCATAGATGATGAAAAGAACTTAGAGGTTTTGGTTTTATGAACTGGTGAACTACTGATTATGTGCCGCTCCTCCTCACCCATGCTTTGCCCTTCCTCCGCCTCAAACCCTTGCGGTGTATGACTTTGATCAACCGGCGCTGCTCCTGCCATGCTCCTCCGCTCCTCTAAAGAACGAGCAAAGGTGTTGGCAGTAAAAACGAGGAAAATTTTAAGGCAGCGATACTGTTCGCTATATTGTGAGTCCCGTTTAATCAGCCCCACCCGCGTTAGCTTATCCAGCAGCTCGCGCACTTGGCGGGTGGTATAACTTAAAGCTTTGGCGTGGGATCCAGCAGGCGGCAGATAAGCCATGCGTGTAGCCAGCCCACCCAGCGACACCTTAGTCACCTCGCCGGTTTCAAAGCTGGCCAGTGGCTTTAAATACATCAAAAACAAACGCTGGCAATCTGGGCTTAGCCCTTCCAGCAGCTCCAGCTCAGTTTGCACATAGGTATAAAACGCTTCCCTCATACCGCCTCTCTATGTGCAGTGCTGCGAATCACGTTAATCATGGTTTGTAATTGATCCAAGGCTGCATCAAGCTCTGGCAGCTCACGGTGCTCCACCTTCCAATCCTCAAACACACCGGCCAGCGTCATTCCCGTCCGTGAGGTTTCAGTCATAAACTGCGCCAGCACCCTATTTGCTAACTGCTGCGGCCCATCGGCATGCAGCTGACCACCCGCCGAAACGGGGACTGCCACATAACCGGCCAGCGCGGCAATCTGCTGCACCAGCTCCCCACACTTGGATTCTTCAACCAAAGAGAACAGGTGATTCGCCAGATACTGCTGTGAATGCAGATTAGGATTAGCGCAATTAGCCACCGATGAAGTGGCGC